CCAAGCCGCGCAGGAACGATGCCACAGTCCTGGCGTCTGCGTTCTCAGGCGGGAAGCCTTTCAGTGCCAGCTCGATGTCTCGATCTGTGGCAGGGCCAGGCGGCAGCGACTTGATGGCCTGGGTGTTGCGCAGCCTGACATATTCCTGACGAGTCTGCGTCCAGGCGTCCTGGTTGCCGGTGGCGTTGCGAATCCAGGCGTTGATGCCGCTGGCTGTGCCGTAGCCACCGCCCTGCTGTTCCAGACGGCTGGCCAGGTCCAGCATGCGGCCGGCAGCCTGCTCAGAGCCGACTGCAGCCACGGCCGAGTCGTTGACGAGCTTGGTGGCGCTGGCGTCAAGCTGGCCGCCTTTCTGGTTCAGCTCGAACAGCTTCAGCTCTACATCGGACTGCAGCCTGTCGCGGTCCAGCTTCAGCCGGTCGCGGTCAAGCACTAAGCGATTGGTACGGTCCAGAATCTGGCTGTCCAAGTTGCGAATGTTGGACGCTGTCTGGGTATTTTCCAGCGCCAGGCGGGTCGGCGTGTTGGCCGTGATCAGCTCTTCCTTGGTCGCGCCAGCCTCGCCAGCGCGAATCTCGGCCGGTGCCTTGAGCGCCTTGATGGACGACTCCAGCACCTTGTCGCCGCCAGGGACGCCGGCCAGCATGATGCCGATGGTCTTCTGTGCGCTCTGTGGGCTGACCTCGGCCATCTGTGCCCAGGTCTCGTAGGCCTTTGCCTGGCCTTCGCGGCCTGCGTTGCGCTCTGCCGTGGCACGCTCGCGCAGGAGCTGGATGCCGATCTGCGGCTGGTTTGAGCCGAAGGCAGACATGACCTGGCCACCGAAGCGCAGCTCGTTGTCCTGGCGGTCTTTCGAAAGAGTCTCCCAGTTGGCGCGCATGCTCTCGGCCTCAGCCTTGGGCAGAAGCATCGCCAAGTTGGTGAAGTCGCGTGCAGTCGGGTTTGGGTTCTGCATCAGCGCAGTGACCTGCGTCTGCAGTTGCTGGCGACGTGCCAGCTCTGCTTCTTGCTGCTGACGCTGTGTCGAAATGTCTGCGATGGTCGCGCCGATCTTGAAGCCGGACAATGCCGCCTCAAAAGGGCTTTGGACATTCATTTGATAGTTGATTGGCTGGACCATGTTCACACCTTGCTGTAGTTCACGGTGAGATAGCCACCAGCCTCGCCGACTGCGTCAGGATAGACGCCCTGCACCTCCTGCGCCATCAGGCCGATCTGTCGGCCACCGCCCCAGATGTACTCGAACTCGTAGACGCCCAAGCCGTCTGGCCTGGTACCGATCTTCGTGATGTTGCGCTTCAGGCGTCGGTCGCTGAAGACGCCACCGAAGCCTGGAGTGCTTACCTTGGCACCGTACTGCATGCCCAGGAACTGGGCCGGCAGGTTCAGCACGTTGGCAAATGCCTGACCCTGCGCCAGCTCTGCGCCAGCTCGTGCAGCGCCTTGCTGGCCAAGAAGTCCGGCAATGTCGGCACCAGTGCGCAGACCTGCTGTGGCTGTGCCAGCAGCCGATGCCTGGCCAAGTTGGGCCAGGTTCTGTGAGGTTGTCTGACCAAGCGCCGTCAGGCCACCGAGACGACCGTACTGCTTGTCGATCTCCTGCTGCAGCATCTGAGGACGAAATTGAGCCAGTGCTGCCTGGATGTTGCCACCACGCAGGCCACCAGTGGCCGATGCGCGCTGCAGCAGCGCCTCTTCGCCAACTCTGACCTGCGCCTGGTAGCCTGCGCCACTTTCGATGCCTGCAATGGCCGCCTGCTGGGCTTCTGGGCCGCGCAGTCCGAGCAGCGCCTGCTGCTGCTCCAGCGCAGGAGCGCCTGCCGCAGCATAGGGCTGCAGGCCGGTGATGGCCTGCGTGCCTGCCGTGACGTAGGGCTTGAGGATTTCCTGGACAGCATCGAACTGGCGACGCTGTTCCTCGATTCCCATCTCGGCAGCTTGTGTTTGTGCGCCTGCAGCCTTGCTGGCTGCTCGGCTTTGCATCATGCCGCCGACGACTTGCGTGCCGCCGACGACGAGCGCGGTTATTGGATCAGGCATGGCTGAACTCCTTCATGTAGTCTTCCAGCGTCTCGCCGTATAGTTCCATGACCTGCTGCGCAGACTCGGTGGCGCGCTGCGTTCCGTGGCACACAGCCACGACCATCAGCACCACGTCGTAGTAGCCTGCACGCCAGACGAATGAGCGCGCGTCGGCTGTGCCTGCGCGCTCGGCCTGGTCGGAGGCCTGCCACTTGAGGATCATGGACGCCACGACGGGCGCAAGAGTGTGAGAGTTGGCCTGCCAGAAGGTGTTCTGGCTCATTCCGACCAACGTGTTCCAGATGGTAGCGTTGAGGTCTTCGCGCTCGACAGGATCGCCATCGGCGACATCGTCGAAGACCTGGATTGCGCCCCAAAGCATGAGCAGCCACTCGACGGCCGGCGCAGGCAGCGCGAAAACCCTTTGCAGGTTTTCTTTCAGCCAATCGACATTACCCATGCGCGCAACCCTCCAGTGGTCGGATGAGCTGCTGGCGGCTCGATAAGCTCAGCACCTGCATTTTCCCACAATTTGACATCTGGTCAATCCTCCTCGAACTCGCGCTCTTCCCAGGCTTGGCAGGAGCGCAGATCGTGGCAGATGAAGTCCAGCTTGTTGCAGTAGCCACGGAATCCTGCGTCCACATCCCATTCGTTCCAGGGGATGCGGTCCATCTTGACCTGGGTCATGACCGAGTTGTCGTAATACTCGCAGTTGGAGCAGCGCCGACGACGCGCCTCAGCCTCGTCCACCTGCATGGCTTTGGCCAGCGCCATCCAGTAGGGCTTGTTTGCGCCTCGCTCGTTGGTTGGCTTGGCTGGGCCGAGCATCCAGTCGTCGATGGCCGTCTGGGTGTTCTTCTTGTTCTCGGCCGTGGTGATGAACGGCTCCTCGATGGGCAAGCCACCGAAGCCGGCCATCATGACCTTGGGCATCTTTGCGTAGTCCATGTGGTTCTCCTATCAGGTGATCTCGCGGCCAGAGATGCGCAGCGTCAGTGACGTGGCATTGCTGGCGATGGTGCTGATGAACGCACCAGGGTCCAGCTCCTGGCCGACCAGCTCGGGGCACAGGTAGGTCTCTCCAGGCACGACGGTGCGGTCGTCGATGATCAGGTTGCTGTTGCCAGCGCTGCCGCCGACCTGCACCAGGTTCACGCTGAACGTGCGGTTCACGGTGTCGGTGTTGGTGACGGTGGCCTTGTCGATCAGCGCCTTGGCGGCCGTGGCCGTGTACTGCGTGGTCTGGACGGCCTCCATCTGCTTCGGAGGGACGAGGGTTTTGACGGTGACGGTCATTTACTGGACTCCTTGGATGTTGTTGGCGACTGTGAGAATAACGGACGGGATGCCTGGATGCGGGGCCACTGCGCCAGAGGCCAAAAGTTGCACGCCAAGGTTGCTGACCGAGTACATCAGCTCAACATAGTCGCCAGCTTTGAGATTGAAAAATAAGTTCAGCGCCACAAACACTTCGGCATTGTTGCCTTGAACACGCAACTGGCTCGCCGAATTAGTGACATCCACTCCATTGAGTCTGAACCACAAATAGAAATTTTCTGCAGTAGCAACTGATGAATCAAGTTGAATGCTGGTCTGAAAATTGTAGATTCCATCGGTGTCAACATAGACGCGAGATGTCGGCGTTCCTAAATAGACGCCATGACTAAGGTCTGTCGTGTTGTAAGTGATGGCGGTTGCTGTGTTTGTTACCAGTGCCGCCTGCGTGGTGGTGTCGTAGAACGAACCATAGCGAGAGCGCTTGAACTCGCGTGGTGGTGGCGACATCTGAAGGCCTTCAACGGCCGTGGCCAGTTGTCCAAGCAGCGCCAGCGCCTGATTGGCCTTGTTCTCGACTGACGCGATGCTGACTGCAGTGTCTTGTGCCAAGATGGCGATCTGATCGAGAGCCTGCGTGGCTTTCACGTCGCTGACAGAGTCAGAGACGGCCAGTTCCTGCGCCAGTGCAGCGATCTGGGCCAGCGCATCGTTGGCCGTGGCCTGGGCATTGCCGGCGACTATGTTGACACTCTCCACCACATCTGGAGCGATGGCATCGGCCACCGCAAACAGATTCTCGAACTGCTTGATCTGCTCGTGATCTTTCAGAAATGCAGCGAATTGATCTCGTGTCAGTCCGAGTTTGATGCGTGGATTGGTGGCCATCAGTACACCAGCCCTTCAATCTGCGCCTCAAGGCGTGCGAATGCGATGTGCGAGTCGCTGTCGCCACGAAAGCGCTGGATGCGCCAGTTGCGCATGTTGCCCTGTTGGAACCAGGCCAGGCGCTTCTTGGTGTTGCCGATGA